TGTCCCCTAAATTTCACAATCATGCCTATCTTGTTCATAAAGGCCGCTTGATTAACTTTGCTGCCCTCTTCAACAAACACTCTAGGCACTCCGAAGAGTTTTATTGATTTAGCAATCGTGTCTAATAAAGAATTAAGCTCTAGTTGGGTGCCGAATAAACTTTCAGCAACTCCTTGTGACCAAAATCCTAACTGTCTTTTCTTGTGGTGTAAGAATACGAATGGAAATGTTTGCTTAGTCCATTCTTCGTGGAACAACTCGCCTTCGGAACAAGCAATCGAGTGATACCCGTCGCCCGTGTCTTCGCCAGAAGGCAAGCTCCACCCTTCAACCACCATTACGAGGTCTGCAACTGATTTGGCAGTTTCCGCACTGCTATCGATAGTAGCTTTTTGCGACTCTGCTGCTAATCTTTTATGCTTAGGAAAGGCAGCTTCAAGCTGGCTTCTGTCCATTAACTTAACTTGATACAATCTTCGAGGATTACCAAATGCGGCTTCTTGAATATCGACGAAAAGTTCGGTTAGCAGCACGCGCTCTAACCCGACTTTTTTATCCATTGTTTCTAATATTTTTACGCAGCCTGTTCCTTGCACCAGAGCGTCAGTCAAAATATATTCGCCGATCTCGTAGGCTTTTGCGCGGTAAAATTCACCAAGAATAAAGTTGTTTAGCTTCTTTGCTAAATTTCTTTCTTTGTAATCACCATTGTCGGTTAGAAAAACAGGCGTAGGTTTACTCTGGGTTAATTTAGAAACAAGCGTATCAGTAACCGAACTAATGAGATTATAAGTGGGTCTGTTAGGCTGTAGAGTCGAAACGTTATCCATTTTCGACATATTGCTTCCCACAAAACTGTAAAGCGATTGACCGCTGTAAAGTCTTGCAAACTGCGCTGCTTGTCTTTGTCTAAACTGCTGGCCCTGCTTAAGATAAGCAACCGTCGAAAAAAGCTGTCTTGCTCTTGCGCCACTGTCTTTTTCTTCCCACCAACGAAAACCTTTATTTCCAATGAAAGCGTCATCCGTGGTTTTGTAGATGCGCTCTGTCCTGCCGAAGCTCTTTTGTTTTGTTGTAGTTTTTAAACTCATTGTTGTTCAACCATTTCGGTCGGCGGAGTTGAAGAATAATAAATCAATTCTTCTTCTGTTAAATCTGGCTCGCCTTCCAATGCTGCATCTTCTTGTCGGCGTTTGTACTTTGACTGAGGAGCTTCTTCAGAAAGTTTCAGCTCAATGTCGCCCATTTTAAATTCTGTAACGCCCTTCTCGCGAAGTAGCTTCAGTAAATCTTTAAGCGTTTTTAAATCCATTTTTTATTTTTCTTTCTTCTTTTTCTATCTCTTTTGCTTCTTCATCCCACAGATAATGAATTGCGTATTGCCAGTGCTTTCCACAACAACAGGTATATTCATGATTTTCACTGATGGTTATTTTTTCCATCTCGTGTTCGCAATTATCCATTAAATCTCTCTTCTTCTCTGCGATCTAATTCTCTTACAATATGAGTAAGCGTGTCCCAATTTCCGCACCATTGATCACATTCAAATTTATTGTCTTTATTTGGCTCACTTCCCAAAATTTTTAATGCCTTATCTCTTAGCTTAATAATTTCAGAAAAATTTAGCTTTTTTAAAGACTCTTGATTGATTGTGAACAAACAAGCGCTCATTAGGGTCTATATCGCTTTCTTTCTTTCATGATTTGACCGACCAAGCTGAAATCATCGTCACTTGGATTTGGATTTACTTCATGAGCTTCGTCTTCCATGTAATGAACGTTAGACAAATCTAAATCGTCAGCGAAAGCTGGCTCTGCATCGCGGTCACTCTCTACGCCGCCACCCATTGCCATCTTCTTACGTCCGCGCATGATTTCTTCTACAACGCTTCCGCCCATTGCAAGTTTTGCAACTTGTGTTTGGTTCATTCCGGGAGCGCGCATCGCCATAGTTTGTTGCTTAAGTCTTGCGTCCATAGGAACTTGATGGCTTGGGTTTAGCTTTTGGTTCTGAACTTCCCCGCCTTCAGCGTAGCAGCTTCCACCCATCGCAAGCTTTGCCATATCGCTTTGAGGTTTTCCTTCATGGCGCATTTCTTTTTCTTCTTTGCCGTGAGGAGTAAGCGCTGGCTTTCCGATTTGAGCAGCTTCTTTTTCTTCTACTCCACCGCCCATAGCCATCATTGTGTGACCGCACTTTTCACAGTGCATAGTTTCTTTTTGTGTAACGTGTTTCACTTCGCCCCCTTCGGACATTGTTGCGGTTTTTTCCGCTTGTTTAAAAGCTTTCGCAGTTGGCGCGCCCTCTGTTCCAGGCTTTCTCATTTTCTCGCCACTGCCTTCTGCAATTCTTTCTCTCTTTGCATGAATGTTTGCATATAGTCCGCCGCCCTTTGCCATGTTTCTTCTTTTCATAGCGTAAGCTATTGCAACCGCTTGTTTAGGCGGTTTACCTGCGGCTATCTCGGTCTTGATATTCTTTTCAAAGTTCTTTTTTGATTTGCCTTCTTTAAGTGGCATCTTTTCTCCAATCATTCCGCCATCTGCACAGTTCCAACGTTTTAGAGCTGCACCTTTTGGCGTTAACTCTCCGCTTATTGATGTCGGGCCTTTAACGCCTGACATTCGTGCGCAAAAACTTTTCTTTCTTCCGGCTGCTTCGCTTCCCGGCTTTGGCTTACCAGTTACAGGCCTTTTTAAGTTTGAGCCTTCTTCCCTGTTTAGCTTCTTTCTGTAACTGTCGCTTAGTCCACCAGACTTCGAGTGCTTCTTAGGGTTGTAGCCAATAAAAGGTTTTTTACCTTCGGCCATTACTCTTCTTCTTCCATTTCCTCTTCTTCATGAGGAATAGATTCTAGTAGGTAAAAAGCGTTTTCTAATGCGATAGCGATGCCTGGCACGTCTTTCTTTTCAACGGCAGTCATCAATTCTTCGGCAGCTACTTCAAGGCCAACGTTTCTTTTGCGGCCTTCTTCTGATCTATGTTCCACAGCTATCCCCGTTTCTTTACGTTTTTCATCCAAAAATGCTAATGGCGACGGCATTTGTTGCCTCACTTTCTTTTCAAGTTTGTCTAATCAAGGCAAAAATGAGAGAAATTCGCGCATAAGGAGATAAAAACATGAAAATTCTGTTTAGTTTGTTAGCGTTTTTTACGCTTTTTTTAGTTAGCTGCGGTGATAGTACAGGCACAAAACCTACAACCCCTGACAACGTGACGATTGACGTAGGCCCCACAAAGTATGCAACGGGTTACATCAAGCTCCACGAAGGCCACGGGTTACTTGAAGGCGGCGTGTTTAAGAATCCTAGAACCAATGCGTACCTTCCAGTCAGCTTTGACTGGCGTAACTTAGGGTTCAGTTTGCCTATTAAAGACCAAGGAGCTTGTGGGAGCTGCTGGGCGTTCTCAACCGTTGCGAATCTTGAAAGCGCTGCGTTGATATTTAACAACCAAGTTGAAGTAGCAAGCGAGCAAGAAATCGTTGATTGCGATTCTGAATGGTATGGCTGCCGTGGTGGCAATTTCGCTGGCCCGTATTTAGTCAAAAACGGGGTTACAAGCGAAGCTCTGTATCCGTACAAGGCCTACAATCAGATTTGCACTGCGAAGAAAAAGCAGCGCGTTCTTCAGCCTGTATCTTGGTACAACTTAGGAGCGCCCGATAGAAGTCCTACAGTTGATGAACTAAAAGCCGCAATCATGCAATCAGGCTATGTATCAGTCGCAGTAGGGGCCAATGGCAGATGGGATAATTACAAAGGCGGCGTCATGAAAGGCTGTAAATACAATGGGTTAAATCACATGGTGAACCTCATTGGCTGGACTGCTGACGGCAACTGGATAATGCGAAACTCTTGGGGCAAGTCCTGGGGAGATAAGGGTCATGCGCTAATGCCGTTTGGCTGTGACTCAATTGGTGAAGAAGCCGCTTATGTAGTTGTAGAAAAAGAAGTACAATTAAGGTAATTAGGCTGTCTTACAAGAGTTCTATTCCTTGGCTTCAGTCGGGTAACTGACTGCGTGTCCCCAAAGCATCGACCACCAAAAGGTAGCCAAGGAGTAGTTCTATCGCTTCTTTCCCTTGCGGATAATACTAACAGATTCAATTGTAGATTTTAAAACGGTATGCGAGTCCAGATTTGCTGTATCGTTTTCTTCAGTAAGCCAGCTAGCAAGATAAAGAGCCTGTCTATCCTGATTAACAAGCTCACCAATAACACGACATCGAAGAGGATAAGAAAGCCCACCAACGCTCGCAACATGATCAAGAAACACCACTTCCAAAACAGTCCCATTTTTTATCTTTGGTAAACTACGTTTTGAAATAGGCACTCATGAACCCCTTTGTTGACGTAGATTTGCATTAGTTGATGAAAGAAAGCTCCGCTCTGCTTGTGATAAGTAATCCCAAAGCCTAACGTCCAATCACTGATATCTAGTATGTATTCCGCAGCCTGCCTTTGGTTGCCGAGCCAGCCGATATTGAGCGCCACGAAGTCGTCCCCGTGCGCGTTTTGGATATGGTATTCCTGCACTTTGTGCGTGTGTCCGAAGATGACTGAGCTTCTGAATTTCTTAACCATACTCGCCGCAGGGTTTTCCCCAGCGCGTGAACCATGCACACAGACAAGGTTGCCGATAACATACTTACCATTTTGCCCATAAGGTACATAAGTAATCTCCCTCGGTAATCCCATTACTTCTTCGCTTTTAAATAGTCCTGCGAGCTTTGGGGCGTGTTCTGCGACGTATTTAATCAATCTCTTTTCGTGATTACCTTCTAAATAAACAATTTCTTTGTAAGGCACTGCAGTCATCAAATCATCAAGTGCACTTCTCGCTTCTTTCATTTCATCTTTCCAAGTTTTGAAATCCATTAGTGGGTCTTTTGCGTGGCGTGAGACAGAGTAGAAATCAAAGAAGTCGCCGTGGATAACGATTGTGTGCGGCTTTAATTCTTTTCCAACGTCGAGAAGGATTTTCCAAGCGGCTTTATTTACAAACGGATGATGACAATCGGAAACGTGCAAAACTCTTTTTAAGTTCATTAAGCATTTCCTGTTTTTGTTTTTGGTTTGAGCGTGAAACGAGATAACTAATTGTACTAGACTTCCTCGTAATATAAATCCTCATCATGTTCTTGCGCTTTCTGGCGCTCGAACGCTTGGTTCCACATCATTTCTTGTTCGTTCTTGTACCAACGCTCTGTATAAGGCTTGATGACAGGTTCTTTTTCTTTGTGAGTCCAGTGATACGCTTCTCTGAACGCATAAAGAACCGCGTCACAAATATCAGAGTGATAAGTTTCTTTTATCTTTAGTTTGTCAGGACTTGGATCGTCTCTGTCCCATTCGACCATTTTACAATCAGCAGCAAATTGAGAAGTGCGCTTCGCCATAAATTTTTGCGTTCGCATAGAATCATTAAGAAGTTCAATGTATTCAAATTTTCTAACCTTTTCTGCTGCAGCAATTGGGATTTGAAATCGTTTTGTAATTTCTTCGGCAATCTTTTTTCCTAAACCGCCTGTGTCCATTACGATTTTTAGTGGATCATATCTCTTAATAAGGGTTTCAAGCTGTCCGGCCAGCTCAGTGATTCCTTGTTTGTCTGTAATGACTTCTTCAACGAGGTACAATCTTGGCGAGTCATCATGCCACGCAAGCACGCATATAGCGTCAGAATCGACAAAGCCCAAATCGACACCAAGAACATAATTCCAATTAGCTCCCAAGTTTGGAAGTGCACCATAATCGTTAAGCTCCTCGCTGTATTTAAATACCAAAGCATCAGGGTCATACGCCCATTCACCGAAGCACTCTCTTCGAATGCTTGGGTCATCTCTAGTAACGCCCTTTCTGTCAAGTTCGCGTTGCAGAATCTCTTCGTGGCTCATGCCTGACTTCAATGGCAGCCACGGGTTATCAAACATTGTCCAATGATGATGCGAATACTGAGCGTTCTGTGTTTGTTGATAATAGTAGCCAACAGACACTGGCCCAGGCGTTCCAAGTAGCCTTAGCTTTCCGTTGTAATCAAGAAGGCATTTTGAAATTACATCTTCAATCAAAGGCTCAATGTAAGATTTAAAGCTTTGGCATTCGTCGATGTAACAGAGA